TGAATAAGTAGCTTTAGTTGCTCGTAGGCACCTAAGGCTAGGAGACAAATAATAATTCGTAGAATGAACTGCAATACATAATTTTTTGATATCTCTCCTAATTGACTAAATTACTGTTACGTATACAGTCTCCTAGCGCTAAGTGCTTATGAGCATAAAAAAAGAACACACGACAGCCATCGTGTGTTCCCACTCAATCTTGGAAAAGATTGAAAAAATCAGACAGTGATAAGTATATCACGGAAAGAGGAAATTATGAATAGTAAAAGAATCTTATTAATTACAATTAATTTGTTTGTTTTAGGAATGGTCATCTCAATGATCACATCAGGCACAAATTGGGATAGTACAGCCGTACATGTCTTAAGTGCTTTCTCATTAGGATTAAACATCATATTTCTAGAATATATCGGGTTAAAAGGAGAATAAACAGCATGATCAAACACGTAGAAACACCATTCCTACATCTTGAGATTAAAGATGGGAACTGTAAAGTAACAGGAACAGGAAACACATGGCAGTACTTATTACTCTTTGCTTACATCGTTAAAGCTGCAAAAGAAGGGGGCTTCACTAATGGGTTTGACGATGAAGGAGAAGAAAAGGAATTCATTAGAATTTTAAACAAGGTATATAAATGCCCAGATGATGCAATTGAGGCATTTGGACCGCTGGGGGATGCAAATGCAGTCTCTGATATCTTAGAAGCGCTGGACAGATTGTTCGGAGGGGATTACGTAGATGGAGAATAAGAAAGATATTCTAGAGAGCCTGTTCGAGACTCTCACTAGAACTAGAAAGTGGAGCGATGAAATCGCTGAAATGCTTTACCACAAGGATAAGAACGGCAATGAAGAGGTCACTGTAAGACTTTATGAAGGTAATGCAGAAGTGTTCATTGATGTTACTGGAGACAGTGGCATGGCTCTCATTAAAGATGTAATCGCAGCTTTAGAGGAAATATGATGACTTCTTTCAAAGGATTGTTCGATTGTCTCTATGATCCGATTCCAAAAGATAAAGAAGGGTGGCTCTCTCAGAGAAGAAAAGGGATTGGCGGTTCAGATGCCGGCATAATCGAAGGTGTCAACCGCTACACCACTCTTCATGAGCTTTGGGAAGACAAGACAAATAGGCAAAAAAGACCTCAGGTCTCAAATCATGCCATTGAGATGGGTAATCGCTTAGAGCCTGTGATGTTCAACCTGTTCGAAGCGTTGTATGGCGATGACTATGAAGTCATTGACACAAAGGATTATTCGTTATCTCGCAAGGACAAGGATTGGATGCGAGCCAACTTGGACGGCGCTCTTATTCGTAAGGAAGATGGATCAAGCGGAATACTTGAAATAAAGTCAACAACCATTAACAAGTGGCAGTACTTCCAAGAAGAGTGGGGCGATGATTCAATGCCTCAGACATATTACTGCCAGTGCTTGCACTATATGAACGTGACAGGTGCTGAATTCGTTGTCTTATTCGCTATTGCCATGATGCCGTGGTGTGATGAAACCAAGACAATTGTTAGAAGAATTGAAAGAAGCGAGGTGCTTTTGGATTTAATGCAGCTAGAGGCTGATGAAGAAGCCTTCTGGAAAAAGCACATCGTGGAAGATATTGAACCAAATTTTCTATAGGAGGAAGAAAAAAGAATGAGATTTAAACAGGAAATTAAAGACCGCTTATATGGCGGTCACATCGGAATCGAAACAGACAAGATTGATTTTGAGCTTCTCAAGGTCATGCTTGCAGATGACAACAAGAAGATTGCAGACGGAAAGCCAGTAACTGAACTAGCATGGCCTTTTGGCGCAATTACAGCACTCACTGCAGTTAATGACAATGGTGAAGTATTCGCTGACAAGCAGATTGACATCAGATACGAACAGGTGAAGTTCAAGGATGCAATCATCGATGAAGAAGATGCACAGCCTATTGATGCAGATGTCAATGAAGTAGCTGAAATGCCTGACCTAAGCATAGTTGATGTGATTCCTTCAAAGGTTGAGGGCAATGCTGAACAGTTCAAGCTAGCAGTCAAGTCATACCTAAAGCGTTATGACGGCATCGTTGTAACTGCAGACAACTATAAAGAGTTATCTGATACTGTTTCAAAATTAAAGAAAGAAATGAACGATGTCAATGAGAAGAAAAAGAAAGTTAAGAAGAAAGCAATGGAAGGCTACACTCTCTTTGAAAATGAAATGAAAGAAGTGTTAAAGATGTTTGAATCTTCTATCAAGGTGCTTTCTGATGACATTAAGCAATTCACAGACAAGGAAGTTGAAGAAAATAAGAAAGTTGTCGAAGCTCTATGCAAGAAGGCTCTTCATGATTACGTAGGAAGAAATGATTTCAATGAATACTTTGCTACTAATTTCTTCAATACGGATCCTCGTTGGAGCACATTGAAGAAATTCATTAATAACCATAAGCCAACAAAGGCACTTGTTGAAGAAATCAGACAGGAATGTGAAAAAATTAAAAAGGAATATGAAATCTATCTGCAGAAAATTGAAGGCTTATGCATCTATTTAGAAGCAAAATGCAAGGAATCGGATATTGATCAGCAGATGTTTGATTTAACTCTATACAAAAAGATGCTAGTACAGGAGTCTCTTGAAAGTCTTACAAAGGACATTGATTGCAGAATCAACGGAATCTTAAGAAACAGAGAACTTCAGAGACAGAAGGAAGAAGTTAAGCAGCAAGAAAAGCCTGTAAATGCTTCTCCGGAAGAAACTGAACCTCTAAAGATGTTGGTTGGTAAAATCGTAGGAACAAATGCAGCACTAAATGAATTAAAAACATCTCTAGACTACCTCAAAGCCAAATATGATGGTTGTTTCGATTATGATTTAAGATTCCCTAGAAAGAAGAAAGAAGGTAAATAACAATGACAGTTAAAAACAGTTTAAGAAAAGACACAAACAAAGCAAAATTCAGTACTTTTATCGCAAGCCCAGCAGTACAGAGAAAAATCAATGATGTTGTTGGTGGTAAGAATGGAACACGCTTCATTGCTTCTATTACTTCTACAGTTGTCAATGATCCAAAACTACAAGAATGTGAGCCTAATAGTATCATTACTGCTGCATTCCTTGGCGAAGCGCTCAACTTATCTCCTTCTCCTCAGTTAGGACAGTACTACTTTGTACCTTACAAGACTAAGAGAGGAACAGTTGCACAGTTCCAGTTAGGCTATAAAGGCTACATTCAGTTAGCTATCAGAAGTGGACAGTATAGAAAATTAAATGTTATTTCGATTAAGGAAGGTGAATTAATCCGTTACGACCCACTTAATGAAGAGATTGAAGTCAGATTAATTGATGATGAACTTGTAAGAGAGAATGCTAAGACAGTCGGCTATTATGCAATGTTTGAATATACAAACGGCTTTAGAAAGACGATGTACTGGTCAAAAGAAAAGATGGAGGCACATGCGCTTAAATACTCTCAGGGATATGCAGCAGATAAAAGAAAAGGCACTAACTGGACATTCTGGTCTAAAGACTTTGACGGAATGGCATACAAGACTATGCTTCGTCAGTTGATCAGCAAGTGGGGTATCATGTCAATTGATTTGCAGAATGCTATTGATGCCGATATGGCAGTAATCAATAGTGATGGTACAAAAGAGTATGTTGATGCTCCTGTTACATTTGTAAACGATGAAGAAACACAGGCACAGGAAGAAGCGCCTAAAGCAATCGAACATGAAAGTTCAGTACCTAAAGCACCACAGCCACATGAAGAATCTGACAAGGTTCTAGAAGAAGCAATGGTCAATACTGATTTTGGCGATGCTGAATTCGGTGACTTTGGCGAAGATTTTGATTATGAACAGTTCTAATTAAAGAAAGGAAGACATGAGGGATGGATGAAAAAAGAAGATGGATCAAGTTATACATGATGGACTACGACGAAGTCTATCATGATTCAAAAATGCTACACCTTTGGATTGACATCCTTCTTCATGCCAATCCTGTTGATTACTATCATCATGGCCAGCTTATCAAAAGAGGACAATGCATCTTGTCTCTAAGACAGGTATCAGAAAGATGCGGGATGGCAAAAAACACTATTACTAAATATCTTCACCTCTTAGAAGAGTGCGGAAAAATCAAATTAGATATATCTAGAAAAGGCACTCTTATAACAGTTGAAAACTGGGATAAATATCAGAACCGTGTCTCACCTAGTGTCCTAAAAATAGGACAAGAGGTAGGACAAGAAGTAGGACAAGAGGTAGGACAAGAAGTAGGACAAGAAGTAGGACGTAATAAGAATAAAAGAATAAAAGAAATAAAGAATAAAAGAAGACTGTCTGTCAGTGACTCTGACTTGTCTGATTTAAAATCTTTTCTTATTGAAAATGACTTTGAAGAAGTTGCCGATGAAGTAATAGAAACATGCAAACTCTATGGACTTGAGAAAATAACCAATCTAAAGAACTTTGCTTTAGCAGTAGCAAAAGAAAAGAAATGGTATCAGAAGAAAAAGAAACTTAAAAAAAGAGTAACTGAAGAGGATAAAGAAGAATTAAGGCGATTAGCGGAAGGGCTATACGGAAATGATGAAGAGCAAGTCTCTGATGAAGAGGTTGCTGAATTAAGAAAATCAATGGAAGAACTAGGAGGGGGTTTATAACATGACAAATTTTGAATTTTATGAAGATGAAATTAAATCCAGAGGCTTTAAATTTGCGGTAGATAAATCAAGCGGTGAGTTATTCTGCTGTGGGCAAGAAGGATCGTGCGATAAATGTGTATTTTGTCCTGATACAAAGGAACTGCTAAAGGGAAGAGCTAAATTCGTGTGTTCAAAAATCAATATCGTTAGATGGTTATATCAGAAGCACAAGATAAAAATGAATGCTTTGGAGCACGGCTTACTTGAATATATGCTATCTGAAGGATATGAATGGGTATCACGTGATGATGATTTTACAATCACGTTCTTTACATTGAAACCAATCGATAAGGATGGTACTTGGCACTCTCCTGAGGGCGGATTTGATGAACCACTCAATTGTAATCCTCTATGTGAGAAGTTGTTTGAATTCTTAAGAGAAGACGAATTATTTAGCATTGAAGAATTACTTAAAACGGCAGAGGTGATTGATAATGCTTAATGCAGAAAAGTATAAGAAAGAATTGTTAGATATTACAGAAGGAGGCTATTATTTTGCGGTTAGCAAAGATAGACAAAATACTGCAATAAGCTGTGCTGGTTTTAAATGTGCAAACTGTATTTTTGATGAAGGAGATGATTGTGGCTGCAATTTTCCGCGTATGAAATGGCTTCTTTCTGAATATAAAGAGCCTATTAAGTTAACAAGACTGGAATATGATATTTTAAAATATCTATCAGACAACACAAAGCACATGTATATCGTCAGAGATGGTAATGGCAATATTTTTCTATATGATGTAGAACCAGAAAAAAGTAAGAGTGCTCCTTGGTGGACTGGTTGTGGCATGTGCCACATGAACATGTTTAATAAGTTATTCCAATTCGTCCGATGGGAAGACAGTACACCTACACCAATCAAAGAGGTTTTAGAAAATTGCGAGGTGGTTGAAGATGCTGAAGAATAAAGAAGAAAGAACCTCATTCTTAAGAAATGAGAAGAACTGGGAAGTTGAGTATTTAACACCTGATATTAAAATGCTGACTTTAAAATTAACACCTAAACTATATGTCAGAAAAATTCAAGTGATGGGTTTTAATAAATATTTTAAAAAAAGTGGATGGTATACGCAGTTTACTAAGTTCTTTTATCCTGATGATTTATATTACAGTCCTAATACTTCAGATACAGAATTATTAAAATATTTAACTGCACATAAAAATGATGAATATATTGAAGACTTAGAAGTGAAAGGAGTGGGTTAAATAATCATGCTAAAGAATTATGAAGAAATTGAACAGTTTTTAAAAGATGATGGTAACTGGGAAACTGAATACTTAAATAAAGATTTAAAAGTTCTAACGTTAAAGTTAGGTGATGACTTTTTTGTAAAAAAAATTAAGGTATTACGTTTCGATGATTATTTAAACGAATTGAGATGGCGCGAAGTATGTTCAGAGTCTTATATTTTATGGAAAAGTTATTGGGTTTGGGGAGGCAATTTCAATGACTGGGATTTGCAATCATATATAAGACAACATAATCATGATAGATATATCAAAGACTTTAAATTGAAAGGAGACAAGTAAATATGACTAGATATACATCGGAACAGGTCCAGGAAATCGTAGAGGACTGGGAAAGCAAGTATAACAAGCTAGAAGAAGAGTATTCATATTTGAAAGAAGAACTAGAAGATTTAAAGGCTGAAAATGAAGATTTAGAAGATAGATGCGAAAGTTATGAAAAAGCAAACAAAACTATATTGTGCATCTATCATGAAGACTCAAAAAAGATGGATGATCTTCAGGAGTTTAACAATAAACTCATTAAAAGCTGCAAAAAGGCTAACAGGGATTTCTTTATCCTAGTAGCAGCTTATGTTGCTACACTAGTGCTAATGATTTACTTGTTTATCAGATAGGAGTGATATAGATGTTTTTATTGCAGGTATTAGAAAATGTATTTTCTGTGTTTGCTATCGTTATGCTGATTGTTGGCGTTCTTATTGTGGTATCTGTGATTGCAATTGCAGTTTTCGTTATTGTGTCGGTCGTTGCGAATGGCATAGAAGAAGATAAGGAGAATAATAACTTATGACAAGAAAAGACAAGGAGGAACACTATTAATGCTTAACCGTGTCGCATTAGTCGGAAGACTTACAAGAGACCCTGAACTAAGAAGAACAGGGAGTGGGAAGGCTGTTACTTCTTTCAATCTAGCAGTAGAAAGAAACTTCAAGAGTGATGATCAGGAAGCTGATTTCATCAATTGTGTTTGTTGGGGCAGGATTGCAGAAAACACAGAGCGCTACTGTTCTAAAGGCTCACTTGTTTCTGTTGATGGTCGCATTCAGACAAGAAACTATGAGAACAATCAAGGTCAGAAGGTATATGTCACTGAGGTGATTGCTGACTCTGTACAGTTTATTAATACAAAGAGAGATAGTAATACAGCTACTGCACCACAAGCACAAGTAAATAATCAAGCACCTGTTAATAACTATGCGAATAATGGACTGATTCATCAGTTTGAGGATGAAGGATTGATTATGGAAGAGGATGACATTCAATTCTAATGATCAGGAATAAATACAAGGCTAAGAAGGCAGTTGTTGACGGCATTGTCTTTGACAGTCGAAAAGAAGCAAAGAGATATACAGAACTCAAGAAACTTGAAGAGATGGGAAGCATTAGAGACCTGTCTCTTCAGGTTCAGTTTGAACTTATACCGTCATTTGAAATTGTAATTGATGGAAAGAAGAGGAAAAGAAGACCAATCACATACGTGGCCGACTTCGTCTATTACAAAGATGATGAAAAGGTCATAGAGGACGTCAAAGGTCTCAGAACTCCTGTCTATAACATCAAGAAGAAGTTATTTGAATATAAGTTTAAGACAACTATAAAGGAGACTTAAGATAACTACACAGGGCATTGAGTTCTTTATATTTAACTCATAAGAAAATTTAAAATAAGAAAATCTATATGGATTACTCTTAATAGATTTGTTTCTAAAAGCAAGTTCCTCTCATGGACTTGATGCCCCAACATATTTTTCTATTCTAAAACCAACAAACAACAGCAGTGTCATGGCTTTGCTTCAATCTCATTCACCTTCTTTTGCAAAGAATAAGAGTATGAAGCGCTAATTTTGCTATCCAACTAAAGTTATGGTGTTGCTGGGAGAAGAGAAGACACAAATTGAAAACCAATAGGAAGAGTAAAGGACTGTTTTCTTCTTCTCCAGAAAGGAGGTTAATTTTTGTTTTTCATTTTATTTGTACTGGTGATAGTGATTTATTTATTTTTTATTTTTGAGTAATCAGGAGGATTCTTTATGACAATTGACGAGACAAGAACATTTCTAAAATCATATAAAAGCATGGCTAACAGGGTAGAGTATATCAACAATAAAATGATTAATGTTAAATCAATCAGATATGACGATGCTCAAAGATGTTCTTATGGCGAGCCTAAAACTCAAAATGATTACATCATCATGAAAGATGAATACTTGTCTCAGATGCAAGAAATAAAGGATTCTATTGAAAGATTGAGCAGTATGACATATAGAAACATACTGTTTTATCGATATATAGAGTGTTTGAGTGTATATGATATTGCTGAAATTATGGACTATTCTCCAGCAACAGTAAGAACGTATATACTCGATGCAGTTAAAGAATTATCAGTTATTATGTGAAAAAGTCCTAATTGTTAATGATTTGTAATAACAATAGTGTGGTATTATGTAAATACATAAGAGTCCATGCAGAGATAGAGGCACATACAGCCTCTTTTTATTTTGCCGGGAAGGAGAATAACAGATGAATGACATCAAGATAATACAGAAGTCTATTGCTGATCTAATCCCTTATAGTCGCAATCCTAGAAGGAATGATGAAGCCGTTCCAATGGTGATGAACAGCATCAAGGAGTTTGGTTTTAAGGTTCCTATAGTTGTTGATAAGAATAATATCATCGTATGCGGTCATACAAGGTTTAAAGCAGCGCTAAAGCTAGGACTTGAGACAGTTCCATGCATAGTAGCCGATGACCTCTCAGACGAGCAGATTAAGGCATTTAGACTAGCAGATAACAAGGTATCAGAGAAAGCTGAATGGGATTTTGAAATCCTAAGCGGTGAACTTGATGACATCATCAATATAGACATGGATTCATTTGGGTTTGAGTCAATTGATTTTGAAGAACCTGAGGAAGACGATTCTGAAAAGGTTAATGAAAGAGAAAGAACAGGAAACGCATATAACCTTGATGAATATGATGAACTTAGAGCAATAGGATTCTATCAGATGCCTACACTTGAAAAAATTGACTATGTTCCGGATGATCTTGTTGGCTTCAATTATGTATTGAATTCTGATAGATATGAATCAGGTGTTCACTTCTATATTGATGACTACCAATTTGAAAGAATTTTGGCATCTCCTCAGATGTATGTTGATAAGCTGGCACAGTTTGACTGTATTCTTACTCCTGACTTTTCTCTTTACATGGATATGCCTATGGCCATGAAGATATGGAATGTATACAGAAGCCGTTTAATCGGTCAGATCTATCAGGATAGAGGGCTTAGAGTGATTCCCACTGTATCATGGGCTGAACCAGAAACATTTACTTTTTGTTTTGATGGTATTCCTTCTAACAGTACAATTTCAGTTTCTACTATTGGAGTTAAGCGCAGCAAGGAAGCCACAAAGATATGGACACAGGGCATGGACGAAGCCATGAAGAGGCTGAAGCCTAAGAATGTGCTTGTCTATGGTGGTGACATTGGCTATGACTTCAAGGGTGCTAATGTGAAATACTATGATAATCATGTGACGGAAAAAATGAAATTGATGAAAGGAGAAAAATGATAAATGAGACTGAATCAATTTAGATTTGAGTTTAATCGAGTTAATTTTTTTCAATTGTGTGAAGGTGTATGGATGTATAGAAAGCCTATTGAAATATGGCATGAAAGAACAGATGAATTAATCAGATTTAAGAGTGTTGATGAAGCATTAGATTATAACGTTAATGGTAAAAAAGTAAGAGAGATTATTGATAAGATGGAGCATCTTCCATCGATTGAATTGAAAGGTGGAAGAGGTGCATCGAGTGATGCATCAAATAAGACGTTTAAATTTGGACATGCTAAAGAAAGCTGGGAAGGTCAAAAGACTTTGCTACCTGCTAAAATGAATACAAAAATTAAAACTAAAAGCCCGGAAGATGCCATAGCATATTTCAATAAAGAACATCAAAATTCTGATCATGAGTGGTCTGTTGAAGTTGATGATCAGGGATTTATCCATCAATATAACGAAGGAAACAAGCATTCTGTCTGGGGGAAAGGTACTAATACATCAAGGAATAGAAAAACAATCATCGTTCATAATCATCCTAGTGGTGGCCATTTCTCTGATAGTGATTTATTAAATGCAGCATCTGACCGTAACGCAAATGGTGTTATTGCTTCTCCGAGCAAGAAGAATTATTACTATAAATTTGAAAAAGGTTCTCATTTCAAGCCTAATGAATTTTCTAGAGCAATCAGAAATGCAAGAATGAAAGGTAAATCATATGATGATGCAGTAGATAAATGGCTTACTAAGCACGCTAAGAAATTTGGCTATAAGTATAGCAAGGTAAAGAAATAAGCAATAGTAATAAAGGCAGGTGATAGCAATGGCAAAAAGTGAGTTCGCAAATATGACACCAGAAGAAAGAAGAGAGAACGGCCGAAAAGGCGGACTTGCATCTGTCAAGGCAAGAAGAGAAAAGAAGGCAATGAAAGACAATCTTGCATCACTTCTTTCCATGTCTCTCAAATCAGGTAAGATAGCCGATGTAGACACAATCAAGAACTTTGCTGCATTGAATGGCAAGAATGTGACTGTACAGGACGCAATACTCATTAAACAGGTTCAGAAGGCAATGAAGGGCGATACTAAGGCGGCGGAATTCATTAGAGACTTGAGCGGTAACAAGCCTGGTAGCAGTCTTGACATCAAGTCAAATGGACAGATAGTAATTATAGATGACATCGAATAAAGCAAAGCTTTCTGACATTATAGGCCCAGCGTTCTATGATCTTCATAAATATGTTAAGACCAATGCATATACACACTACTGGCTTAAAGGTGGACGAGGTTCTTTAAAATCTTCTTTTATTGGTACTGAAATTCCTTTAGGAATTATGAGAGATGCAAAACGTGGCGTAATGAGTAATGCCGTTGTTATCAGACGTGTAAAGGACACTTTAAGGGGTTCAGTCTATGAACAGATTAAGTGGGGCATATTCATGCTGAAGGCTGAAGAAGATTGGGACATACCTGAATCTAAGTTACAGATGACATACAGACCGACAGGACAACAGATAATATTCAAAGGTGCTGACAACCCTAAGAAGTTGAAATCTATCAAGGTGTTTGTCGGCTATGTGAAATACGTATGGTATGAAGAATGTGACGAATTCGAAACGTATGACAAGATAACCAATATTAATCAGTCTCTTTTACGTGGTGGACATGAGTATTGTGTATTTTATTCCTTCAACCCTCCTGAATCACAAAGAAATTGGTGCAATAGGCAAGTTCTAGTGAAAAGGGATGATACATATGTCTCCCATACAACTTACTTACAGGCGCCACCACAATGGCTTGGAGAGCAGTTCCTAATTGAAGCTAACCACATGAAGGAGACAAAGCCTGATAAGTATAAGCATGACTATTTAGGTGAGGTAACCGGTACAGGTAGTGAGGTTTTCACTAACCTCGATATACGTGAGATAACCGACGAAGAAATACAGGTATTCGATAGATTAAAAAACGGATTGGACTTTGGTTATGCTGGTGACCCATTAGCATATGTCAAAGCAAACTATGACAAGACGCGCAGGCGTCTTTTTATTTTTGGTGAAGTATATGGAACTAGACTATCAAATGCCAAGGCCGTGAAACTCATAAAAGAGATTAACCCACTTAATAAATTAGTCACTGCCGATTCAGCTGAACCAAGAACCATTAACGAGTTCAAACTATTAGGTCTTAATATCATCGGCGCAAAGAAAGGCGCTGACAGTGTAGACAACGGAATAAAGTTCCTCCAGGACTTGGACAAGATAATTATAGATCCTGTTAGATGCCCCAATGCTGCACGTGAATTCAATGACTATGAAATTGAGATGGATAGAGACGGCAACCTTAGAGGGGACTTCCCCGACAGAAACAACCACACTATAGATGCGGTTAGATATGCTATAGAAAATGAAATCCTTATGAAGAAGGCAAGAGCAGGAAAGAGGAGATTTTAAAAGATGTATTATACTTTCACGATTCCACGAGAAGAATTCGACGAGACAAACATAGACAGAAGCATGATCCTTCGTCTCATTAGTAAGCATTATAGTATTCGTGCTCCTGAGATATTGAAGAATGTCGGCTATTACTTTGGTAAGCATGCCATCATGAACAGGGAAAAGAAGTTCAAGAACCAGCCGAACAATAAGATCATGGTAAATCATGCTAAAGATATATCAGATACAGCAACGGGCTATTTTCTTTCAAACCCCATCACATTCAAGAAGAATACAGAAGACGGCAATATTGACAAGCTGACAGGTGCTTTCGTTGATGCTGAAACAGATGACACAGATTCATGCAATGCTATCAATATGTCACGTGCTGGTGTCGCTTATGAGTATGTCTACTTATGCGAGCATGAAAGCAAGCTGATGACCAAGACACTTGACCCATTGTCAACATTCAAGGTTTTTGATGCTTCAATTGAACAGCATGAACTATTCAGCGTTTATTACTCTATTGAAAAAGATGATTCTACTGACAGGTTCAATATCATCGCAACAGTGACAACTGAGAACTATGTCACAAGATTCGGAATCACATGCAATGAGGAATTTGAAAAAGGAGAGTTTTCGAAACTAGGGGAGCCATATCCACATTTCTTAGGTGAGGACCCTATCATTGAGTATAGAAACAACATGGACTGCATTGGAGACTATGAACAGCAGATTTCTCTGATTGATGCATACAATACATTATGCTCTGACAGAATCAACGATAAGGAGCAGTTCATTGATGCGGTGCTTGTTATCTATGGCGCTCTTTTAGGTGATGACGATGAAGAAGCAACAAAAGCGCTCCAGGCTATCCGTAAGAATGGTGTTATGGAACTTCCTGCTGATGCACGCTCTGAATATCTGACTAGAACATTTGACGAGAATGCTGTGGAAACACTCAAGCGCTCAATAAAGGAAGATATCTATTCACTTTCTCATGTTCCTAATCTGACAGATGAAAACTTTGCTGGCAACAGTTCAGGCATTGCCATTCAATATAAGCTTCTAGCCCTTGAGACCCTCACCAAGACAAAAGAAAGATATTACAAGAAAGGGCTTAAGAAGCGTATAAGAATGTTCTGTACTTACCTCAATCTAAAGGCGATTGCTGCTGATCAGTCAATGATTGAGCCTGTATTTACAAGAGGACTCCCACAGAACCGTCTTGAATTATCACAGATCATTGCGAACCTTAAAGGTGTTGTATCAACTAAGACACTTCTTGCACTCCTTGACTTTGTTTCAAACGTTGATGATGAAATGAAAGAAGTCAAAAAAGAAAAACAGGAAGCACTTGAAACACAGAAGCAGTTATTTGATACCGAAAATCAGAATACTCCTCCAGAAGATGAAGAAGAAACAGATGATCATGAGGAAGATGATAATGATGATGACAAAGACAAGGAATAATAGTGTTCTGTTATGACTAACATCAAAAATATAAAGTACTGGGAGATGCGAGAAGCAAGGAACATGTACAAGGATATGCAGTTAGCTGAGGACTGCGCTAAAGATTTGAGCGTAATCTATAGCAAGGCTGCAATCTACACTGCCAAGCAGATTGAGGGAATATTCAATAGATTCGCTTCAAAGCATCATCTAACAAGAGACGAGGCTATTAATCTTCTTTCAGAGGCTGACAGCAGAAATTTCGAAAAACTGCTTGAAGCATACAAGAATAAGACAGGTGCCCAAAAAAGAGAGGTGCTAGCAGAATTGGAAGCCCCAGCATACAAGAACCGTATGAAGAGGCTTGACGATATTGATAAGTCAATAAACAGGCTAATCAATGCGGTTGCATCCAAAGAAAGAGATGCAATAGACAAGACAATGCGAAAGGTCTATGAAAGCAGTTATCACCATGCAGTATATGAAGCTGCAAGAATGAGCGGTCTAGATCTTCAGACAGGCCCTATTGATGAAGGCGCTCTTGAAACCATTCTGAAAAAGAAATGGTCAGGACAGAACTATTCAGAAAGAGTATGGAACAATACTCAGAAGGTGGCCGATGCACTAAAAGAGGAGCTCATGATAGGAGCCCTTACAGGAAAGACAGAGAAGGAAATGACCGACTCAATCAACGAACAGTTCCTATCAGGTAGAAATAAAGCTAGAAGACTTGTAAGAACCGAATCATCATACATCCACAATGAGGCGCACTTTCAGGCTTACAAGGATTATGGCATAGAGGAATATAGATTTGTTGCAACACTAGACCTTAGAACGTCTCAAATTTGCCGTGAGAGAGACGGAAGTGTATACAGGGTGAATGATAAGAAGATAGGCGTAAACGCCCCTCCAATGCACCCATGGTGCCGTTCTACAACTATTATGAATCTTGATGATGAAACTATGCATAATCTAGAAAGATTTGCAAGGGACCCCGTTACAGGTGAAAAGATAAAGGTTCCAGCGGATGAGACTTATAAAGAGTGGCATAAGAGAATGGTTGAAAAGCATGGTGCTGAAGCAATCAACACTGCTGAGAAGTCAGCTAAGAATTATTCTAGAGATAAGATTCAGTACCAAAATTACTGCAATGTTCTTGGAAGCAAGTTAGTTCCTGGTTCATTAGAAAAGTTTCAGGAAGTAAAATATGGCAATAAGAGCCAGTGGAATGATTTAAAGTATAAATTCAGGACAGTGAATCGTTATAAAACAGACTATGGTAAAGTCGATGCTGAAACGATTCTAGAACTAGATAAAGAAGCCCTTACTGCAAAAGACGAATATATGACAACCAAAGCAGGAAGAGGAAATGTTGCTTCAATGAAAATTGGTGATGATATATATATTGCTTCAAGCCAAATTTCAAAAGTATCTGACTCTAATTATTTGAATTATAAAGGAGAAAAATCAAAATTAATTTTATCGCCTGATAATGCCAGATTGACGCCTCATTTAAAAACAGTTCCATATAAGGGACACGAGGGCGAATATTCTAGAGATGTCGATACAGAATATAAGTTTTTTGAATATATTTATGACAAAATTTTAAAAGGAGAATTAAAAAATCAAGAAATTTTCATCTTATCTCAAAAAAGCATGTGTTTTAGCTGTGATTCAGTTTATAATGAACTTGTAAACAAGAAAGAAGTTATAGATGCAAACATCAAAATAAATGTTGTATCTGGGAAAAATAACAAATTATGGGATTATAGAAATTACAAAACCGATGCATTAAACAATATTAAAAAGAGGGTGAAAAAATGAGCGAATATTCTGATTTTAAACATGACTTTAGGACGGATTATGAAACCGGGGATCAATCACGAGGGATGTTCCATCTTGATGACTTAGGGCCTTCTTTTCAAGGTGACCCGATGTTTGCTTTGCGTGTTTCATTAGCTTTAGCAACTATAGAAGCAGAATTATATCCTACACTTAACGATGGAGTAAACTATATGTTTTATCATACTTATGAGAACATAGACAGGATTGTTGTAGGGGTGCACGTTGAAACACAGGAAGAATTGGATGAAATGAAGCGTGATAGAGATTTTGTACTTAATTCAGGCAAACTTGATTATGAAGATGCCTTTAGAGACGAAATGAATAAAAAGGAATAATGAAATATGGCAAGAGATGATTATCATGTAATTGTTTATCAGATTCTATCCTACCTGTATATGCAGCTAAAGCATGGGAAGGATATTGATGCATCACTCATAAGACATGACAGTAAATATCTGCAGATCAACAGAAAGTACTGGACTTATGTCCTTGTGAATCTGTTGAATGAGGGATATATCAGTGGGATAGTAATTGACCAGGATATAGATGAAAACATAGAAATATACAACCTTGATAAATGTGAGATTACACCAAAAGGAATAGAATACCTTACTGATAATTCAACTATTGAAAAAGCCAAGCGATTTATGAAAGACTTGAAAGACATATTACCGTTCGTATAAGCCGACTATCTAGTCGGTTTTTATTTTGCTCAATTTCAAGAAAGGAGAACCATATGGCTGAAGGATTGAAACCACATCATCATCAGTACTTTGAGTATGACTGTAAAAGTCATTTTGACAGCCGTAGGCACGTCATTGTCAAGAAGGTGACATATATGTGCATGATATGCGGAAAACTCTCACACGAGACATATGAAGAGTACTGTCCGCCTCCCAAGGAAAGAAAACCTAAAGCACTGATGAAATACAGAAGCAGACAGAAGAGCGTTTAGATGTTCTTCTTTTTTTCTGTCTGTCCATAACGTGCATATGACATTAAAAGGTGCATGGATATAACAGTCATACGGACTATAAACGGAGGAATTAAAGTATGGAATACATTAAGAATATGATGCCTTTGAATCTTCAGCTTTTTGCGGAAGAAGGGGAAGAAGATAATGGCGACGAAGGGAATCCCGATAATGCGCAGTCAGGTGAACCGGAAGATGATAAAGCCAAAGTAACAACCCTCACAGAAGACGATGTGGACAGAATCGTCCAGAAGAGACTTGCCCGTGCAAGAAAGAAGTGGGATAAGGATCATACGGAAGCCGAAAGGCTTCAAAAGATGACAGATGATGAAAAGAAGCAGTATGAGGAAGATAAGAGAAAAGAAGATCTTGACAATAGAGAAGCAGCAATTACTCGTAGAGAATTGACTGCAGTTGCCAAGGAACAGCTTAATGCTGCAGGAGTTCCAGCAGACATGGCTGACTTTATTGACTACACTGATGCTGATTCCGTAAATGAATCTGTCAAGAGACTCTCTAAAGCATTCAAGGGAGCAGTTCAGCAGTCTGTTGATGACCGATTGAAAGGGAAAGCACCTTTAGACAAGGCAAAAAACAATGTATTGACTGCTGAAGAAGAGAATGCAAGAAAGGCATTCGCGAATGCACTTAAATTTTAGAAAAGAGGTATAGAACATGGCAATTAACACATTACAGTATTCAACTATTTTTCAGACTGAATTAGATAAACAGATGGAGCATCTCACTCTTACATCATGGATGGATGCCAATGCCGGACAGATTAAGTATGACGGTGGTGCAGAGGTAAAAATCCCTAAGATGTCATTAGTGGGCTTAGGAGACTATAACAGAGATGAAGGATATAAACAGGGTGCTGTTACTCTTGAATATGAAACATTCAAAATGACACAGGACCGTGGAAGAAAGTTCCTTCTTGATGCAATGGATGTAAATGAAACTAACTTTGTGGCATCTGCTGGCACTGTCATGGGAGAATTCCAGCGTTTACATGTTGCCCCTGAAGTAGATGCTTACCGTATTTCTAAGGTTGTTTCTGATGTTACAGCAAAGAAATCAGCCAACATCCTAACAACTGCATTGACTGAACAGAATATTCTTTCTGAATTAGAAAAGGCAGCGGATACTATCCGTGATAAAGGATATCAGGGTGATATCATCTGCCATATTACATATGATACTTTAAGATTATTAAAGGAAAAGATGGTAAACAGCAACCTTACATCAGGTAAATTAACTATTGGAAATATCACATTAGACATCTATAAGCTAGATGAAATCACATTCATTCCTACACCAAAGAATAGAATGTATTCAGCTATCAAGGTTGATGCTGGAGCAACAAAAGATGCAGGTGGATATACAAAGGGTGAAACTGCTAAGAATGTAAACTTCTTAATGGCGCCAATCAATAGTGTTATCGGTGTTACTAAACAGGACAAGACAAGAGTATTTGACCCTGATACTAACCAGGATGCAAACGCTTGGCAGATTGACTATAGAAGATATCATGACTGCTGGGAAAAGGACAACATGCTTGACCTAATCATTGCTAACGTCTCAGCTGATGCATAATGATCATTGTAAAAAGAATCAACGTTGAAAGAGTCATCCACGAGGATGACCTTCAGCGTTATACCGAACAGGGATATCGTGTCATTGAAGACAAGAAGAATGATGAAGATACTCCTGTAGAAAACAATGAAGTGACGGACCTCAACGATATGACTGTTGACCAGTTAAAGACTATTGCAAAGGAAAAGGGCGTTAGCGGATATTCTAGTCTTGTTAAAAAGGAATTGGTCGCAGTTCTCACAAAGATGCAGGAGGAATAATCTATGGATCTAGTTGGGATTGTTGCTGAAAGAACGGGAATGAGTCAAAGCCGTGCAAGAATCTATGTTGATATGGCAAAACAGCGTGCTCTAGCACATACCAACCGCACTGTATACATCACTGCAATGGATTTCTGTGTGGCTGATCTAGCATGTGCCATGTACTTCAGAGAGGGCATGGTGGGAGAATCATCACACTCAGAAGGTGGCATAACATCTACTTTTCAGTCTTCCACTTTTGAAGATATTCTCTCAACTCTCAACAACTTGAGACTGATTCGTGCAGGAGGAATCGTTCACGAAAAGAAGCCTGAGGGGAACAAATGAGACTTTCAGCGCTTAAGAACTATCCTGTATATGAGCCTGTCATCGAAAAGGACGGCGAAGGTGTCACTACTGAAAAGTGGATCAAGAGAAAATCAATGCTTCTTGAGATATGGCCTGCATCCGGTAAGTTACAGGCTGAAATGTATGGGGAGAGACTGAACTACATTCTTAATATGATTCTTCCTAAGAATTTGGATGATGATTTCAGACCCACTGAAAAGTGGGGAGTGAATGTCTATAATCAGTCAATTGATGAACCGGATTACAGAATCATCAGCATGAAGGAATATAACAGGCACTACCTCTTTGAATTGGAGAAGATTATTAAATGAGTCTCAATGGTGCTAATGAATTATTTAGAACGCTTCGCGCTATAGATGCAGTACTTGAGAATCCTGAACAGGTTCTTGGAAAGGCTGCGGAAACTATAAGAAGTGGGTGCGTGCTTGAATGTCCTGTTAATGATGGTGCATTAAGAAACTCAATCAAGACACGTGTTGAAGGCGACAAGGGATATGTTTATACAAATAAGGCATATGCTCAATATGTCGAATTCGGAACAGGTCGAAAAGGTGCTGCAGACCATTCTGGAATATCTCCATACGCAAATCCATCTTACACTATGGAGCCTTGGTGGATTCCGGAAGATAAGCTATCAGACAGCGCGATAAAACATTACCATTGGGTAGTCATTGAGGTTGATGGTAAGAGATATTACAAGTCGGACGGACAGGCTGCACAGCCATTCATGTATCAGGGAGCAAAAAAGACTGAAAAGAAAGCAGTAAAAGAGGCTGGTATTGTAATCAGCCAGTTAATCGAAAAGGATTAGGAACTTATGATCAACATTAAAGATAAAGTATATAAGGCTCTAACAGATGAAGGCCTTGAAGTCACTGATATCTATCCTAAGGATTGGGCTAATCTTCCAGCGGTTCAGTACGTTGAGGAAGATAATAGCGTATCGGAATGGACGGATGATAAGGAGCAGATATCACATGTCCTTTACAGAATCGAAATCTGGGATACTAAGAGTACGTCAGGTACAGCCTTGAAAGTTGATAAGGCATTATCAGCAATGGGGCTAAAGAGAGTATCATGCAGAGATATTGATGATGCATCAGGACTTAGACACAAGAAAATGAATTATGAAGCATATTATGATAGTGATTACATCTATCATGGTATGTAACTGATAAGGAGGAATTATATAATGCTAGCAAATGGCGCTAAATTATCATATGACAAGACAAACAAGGGAACTTCTTTTACTGACCTTCCAGGGTTGAAGAAGATTCCTGACATGGGTATTGAAAAAGAAAAAGTTGAAAACTCTTCACTTGATGATGCAGTTAAGGTCTATGAGTTTGGTATCGGAGACCCTGGAGACCTTGAATATACATTCAAGTATGACAACAGTAAAGAAACATCTTCGTACAGATTAATGAGAGAACTAGAAAAATCAGGAGCTACCGCAATGTTCAAGGAAACATTGAAGGACGGCACTGCAACTACATTCTCAGGACAGGTTACTGTTAAGAGAGCGGGTGGTGGTGTTAATGATGCTATTGAATTCACAATTTCAATCGCATTACAATCTGAACTCACTGTTACTGACCCAACAGACGTAGCAGCATAGAAAGGAAGATATAGATAAATGGCAGTAAAAGCAAAAAGAAAACCCTTCATCATTTGGAAGATTGGGGAAGAAGAATATAAATTGAAACTAACAACAGGAGAAATCTCAAGACTAGAACAGATGTATGGGGGAAGTCTTATCAACCTTCTTAATACAGAAACAGGCATGACACCATTATGCACTATGCTGGACATCGTTCATGGTGGTCTTCAGAAATTCAACAGTAACATCGACAGAAGCGATGTGAATGATATGTTTGATAGATACATTGATGAAGGTGGCTCACAGACAGAGTTCCTTAGTGATGTTCTTGTTCCATTGTTTCAGGTATCGGGTTTTTTCTCTGGGGCTCTCGAAACGAAAATGGAAAAGGAAATGGCGGAAGCCAAGAAGAATCTCTAGAAGATATCCTGATTACAGATTACATATACAAGGCGGTCTATGATCCAGCGCTTGATGCTGGAGTAGACCCCTTTTCATTTTGGAATTATTCGTTAGATGAGCTATACGATATTATTTCAGCGCATGAAAGAAAGAAAAAAGAAATGGTGCGACAGGAAGCGATATCTCTTCAGATACAGGCCCTTCAGATAAGGGATTGTATTTCTGCTGTCCTTAATGGCAAGGATGATTCATTCACTCCTACACAATTGTGGGACTTCTATCCTTCACTTTTTGAAGAGGATAGGAAAGAGTTTGAAAAAGAGAAGGAAAGAAAAGAGGTCGCAAGCGCTAGATCTTCTCGTATTGCCTTCAGTAGAAGACATAATGAAGCATTAAGAAAAAGAAAGGCGGTGATGCAGAATGACGGTAGAGGAACTGCAGATAGTAATATCTGCTCAGACGAAATCAGCGAAATCAGAACTGAACAGCGTGAAGAATGAAGTCACCAGCCTAAAGAATCATGTTGATAAGGTTACAGGTTCAATTGGCAATTCATTTAAGAGTATTCGCAATATTGTGGCGGGTCTTGGTATTGCTTCTCTGATTAAATCAACGATATTAGGTAATATTGATGCTGCAATCAAGAGAGTTGATACTCTTAGCAATTATAGCCGTGTGATGTCGAATCTAGGCGTTGGCAGTGTTCAAGCGAATGCATCGATACAGAAACTAAGCAATAAGCTTATTGGACTTCCAACAACCCTAGACGATGCATCAGGCGCAGTACAGAGATTTACATCAGTGAACAGTAACATCTCTAGATCAACAGATATGTTCCTTGCACTAAATAATGCTATTCTAGCCGGCGGTGCAAGTTCCGAGATACAGAAATCAGCCCTAGAACAGTTGTCACAGTCATATGCTAAGGGTAAACCCGATATGTTTGAATGGCGTTCAGCGATGACCGCAATGCCTGCACAGATGAAACAGGTGGCTGAGGCCATGGGTTTTGTCAATGCTTCTGCACTAGGCGAGGCATTAAGAAATGGAACTGTATCAATGGACCAGTTCATGAATACTCTTATGCAGTTAAACACTCAGGGTATTAACGGCTATCAGTCATTTGAGGAACAGGCAAGAAATGCGACAGGTGGAATTGCTACATCAATCGCTAATATGAGAACAGCTATTGTTAGAGGTATGTCAGATGTAATGAACACAATTGGACAGTCTAATATTGCTGGATTCTTTACCAATATTGCAAAGGCAATTAATTCCTGCGTCCCATATGTTGTTGCATTCACTAAAGTTGTTATGGTTGCCGTTGGGTATCTGACGGCACTGTTTGGCGGCAAGTCAAAGAAGTTGAGTTCTTCTTTTGGCGGAGTGTCAAACAATGCTAAGAAGGCAGCAGGAAACACAGGGGCTCTTGCAAAGAAAATGAACGATGCTTCCGACAGTTCACAGAAGCTTTCTAAAGGCGCAAGTGGAACAGGAAGCGGATTAAAAAAGGCAGCAGGTAATGCTTCTAAACTCAAGAAGGAATTGAATGGAGCTCTTGCTGGATTCGATGCAATCAATAACATCAATTCAAGCAATAGTTCAAGTGATCCATCTTCAGGTGACTCAGGTGGCTCAGGCGGTGCTGGTGGTTCCGGTGGTGATATCGGCGGATTCAGCATGGATGACAGTGGTGCAGAAGAACAGAAAGGGCTTCTTGAAGAAGTAGACAAGCAGTTAGAAGAAATCAAGAAGAAGGTCGCGGAATTCTTCCAGCCATTAAAGCAGTCATGGGATAAGTTTGGTGCACCGATGATTGCAGCCGCAGTGTATGCATTTAATGGTGTGAAGAACCTTCTTGTGGAAATCGGCAAGTCAATGTACACAGTGTGGGAAAATGGCACAGGTGCAAAGACTATTGAACTGATATTGAAGGTATTCACTAACATCTTCAAGATAATCGGTAATATCTCTCAAGGACTGGCCGATGCATGGAATACTTTCGGTCTAGGTGATTTAATCATCCAGCATTTATGGAATATCTTTAACTCCATTTTGAAGATTATCAATGAGATTCTGAAAATAGTGAGAGATATTACTAAAGCGATTAACTGGACTGTTGTATTAGTTGCGGTGTATGGGGTTCTTAGTATCATTGATGGATTATTCTCTTTCATAGCAGATAATGTAGGTCTTATTCTTAGCATTCTTTCAGCTATTGCGGGATTATCATTATTTTCTACTCTCGCCGGTATTCTTGGTACTGTTATCACACAGATACAGCTTGCAGTGGGAGTCTTTTCAGGATGGGCATCACTTGCAACTGCACTAAGTGGCGCATTTGGACTTCTTCCACAGATATTTGCATCTATTGTAATGGCAGTGAATCCTGTAAATGTCATCATTGCAGCAGTTATTGCTACAGTGGCAGATTTATGGAAGAAGAGCGAGGACTTTAGAGATGACATAGTAAGCATATTAGGAAATATCGCGACTATTGTTCAGAAGGTATTTTTAAATATTGTGGCACCTATCATTGATACAGTTGGGGGAATCATTAAAGATTTTGTGGATAGTGTTCTCAAACCGTTGTGGAGTGCATGGGAGAATGTATTCCAGAGCATAATGGGGTTGGTAAGTGATTTCTTAAAGTTCGTCACACCAATCTTCAGCACAATTCTTGATATTCTAGGACCTATATTCAAATTGGCCTTAACACTATTGAGAGGTACCTTCGATATGGTATTTGCTGCAATTAGAGGAATTATTGAACTCGCAGACAAAACAATCTGCGAAAGAGTGAACAATATCAGAGAATTCTTCCGTAATCTAGGTGAATGGATGGAAGGAACTTTTGGTTTCAAATGGAAGAATGTGTTTGAAACGGTTAAGAATGTCGTCAAGGTGTTCAGAGACTTCATGGGTCCTATCATTAATTCATTGGAAGTTGTTTTCTTGGGTCTTACTAGCTTTATCAGTGGTGTATTCTCAAACAACTGGAGAAGAGCATGGCTTGGTGTTAAGCAGATATTTGAGGGCATTGTTTCCGGATTAGGACACATCTTCAAGGCTCCATTGAATTTTATGATTGATGGAATTAACAAATTCTTAAGTGGTATCGGCAAGATAAAGATTCCTGATTGGGTTCCTGGTGTCGGTGGAAAAGGATTCTCAATTCCTAGGATTCCTAGACTCGCAAAAGGTGGTATCGTAAGTGCATCCACTATTGCCAATATTGGTGAAGCAGGAACAGAAGCAGTAATACCATTACAGAGAAACACACAGGGACTTGATATGATTGCTGAAAAGATTTCAGAAAGATTATCACTTTCTCAGAATGACGGCACAGGCGCTACCTACGTCATTAAATTGGTACTTGATGATGGCAGAGTAATCACTAAGATGGTGATTGACAATATTAAGGACTATGAAGCACGCACAGGCAAGCCTGTATTTGACTATTAGGAGGTGGAATAAATGGCAGATGAAGCGAAAATCAAGATAAACGGAACACTTATTCCGACTCCTTCAGATATCAGCGTAGAAATCAATGATTTAGATTCGGATAGTGTCAGACCTGTTTCAACAGGCATCTTAAGAAGAAATAGAATACGTTCTAACATGCTTAAGATTACATGTACATATAAGTTGAATACATTCACAGATGTAATGAATATTCTGAAGGTACTCACTCCGGCAGAGTTCACGGCAGAACTCTACATTCCTGATCATGGTATCAGAGGAACCAAGAAGATGTATGCTTCAAATAAGAAGTACAATTATAAGAGAGTGCAGTCTGGTCTAAAGGCAGATTCATTCTCTTTCTCTCTGATTGAGGTGTGATCACATGCTTATAAAATATGGAGAGACAAATGTAACGGACAGACTTCTTGATTATAAGATGTCTGTCTCTTTTGCTGACTGCCGTATGATAGGCAACGTGCCATCAATTGAACTGACAATGAAGTTCGATAACTATGATGGCATTCTTGACAATATCGACATCAGCAGATACTGGGAAGTCAAGGAGAATGATGCATCTGATACAAGATACTTCAAGGTGTATGATCAGCCGGAGAAGTACACCAAGGAACTCACTCTTAAGATGTACGACAACAACTATTCTCTTGACAAGGCATACGATACTAAACTGTCTTATCCTGTCACTATAAAAGACCAGCTAGACGAGATTGAAAATCTGACTGGTCTTTCTATTATTCGTGAAGGAATACCGCAGTACGTTCTTGATAAGAGCGTATCATGGTACGATAACACGATTGTAATAAGAGACTATCTCGGATGGATTGCGGAACTGTTTGCAGCAAATGTCTATGCAGAGGGAATTGATTCTATTAGGTTTGTACCAATTGAAAAGAGCGCCTTTGCTGCTACACAGGATTTAACAGACTATGAGAAGAATGAGGTGTATACACTCACAAGAGTATATGCTGAAAATGGTCTCAATCCTCTTTCTAAAGGTGACGAGACAGGAAATACTCTGTTTATTGATTCAGCTAATCTATATGCAGATGAACAGATCATCATAGACAGCATCTACGACAGACTTAAGGGATTGACTTTCAATCAGGTGAAGAATGTCACGATGATATCAATTGACAACCTTCTTCCTGGGGCTCTTGTCAATTATAACAGTAATGAATTCACTTTCTTTGTATCGGATCTAACTGTCAATTACAAGGGTGGACAGTTCTCTATGTCTACGGTTGACGGCAGTGTGACAACAAAGAATGAAGAAAAGACAGTGAAACGTGTATCTAATACAACACGAATCAGAAAACTGCAGGTCCAGCAGGACCAGGAATCATTGAAACTAGATATAATCGCAAAGGAACAGGAAGGCATCAATGACAAGATGGCGCAATTAAGCCTGTCTAATGAGAAGATATCGCTAAGGGTTACAGAAGTTGAAGAAAAGGCTGGAGAAGCAATCAAACAGGCACAGGGTTCAGTTAAGAAGTTTGTTTGCGAGTATGCTAGTTCAACAGATGGAGTTACACCTCCCGAAACAGGGTGGTCAGAGACTGCACCGACATGGCGTCCTGGATTCTATATATGGCAGAGAACAGCCACGACGATCAATAACACTGTCACATACAGTACACCAGTATGTATCACAGGTGCTAAAGGTGAGGATTCTATATTGTTATGTATAGAATCATCAAATGGCACGACATTCAAGAACAGTGATGTGGCAACTATATTTACAGTGAGCGTATATGTGGGTGGAGTTGTGATTGATAACTCTTCTAAGTTGAGAGAAACATTCGGAGATGGTGCATATCTCCAATGGCTCATAAAAAGGCATGGTGAGACAGAATTCAGTAAGATCCCGTTAGATGATTCGAGATTGAATGATAACGGGTTCATGTTCACTATTTCGGCAAAAGATATTAAATTCAAGGCAGTATTCAACTGCGAATTAAACATTTAGGAGGAAAATTATGGCAATCAAAGCGGTCAATCAGATTGACGTTATCGACTTAACCGATGGTTATTCGGTTGTATTAACAAATGACAACTATACATTCTTAGGTACTACTACTTCTGTAAACGGTACACAGACAACTACTACACAGGTAATGGCGCTATGTGGTAGTGAACAGGTTCCTTGCACTGTAGGAACTATTACATGTCCTACAGGAATCTCAGCAGTGTCTGACGGCAAGTCACCAATGCCAACAATCACAGTTACTGCAACATCTGCATTAACTAAGAGCGGTACTATTACTATCCCTATCGTCGTTGATGGTGATATTACAATTAACAAGACATTCAGTTACTCTATCGCATTCAAGGGTCAGACAGGACAGAATGGTACAAGTGTTACCGTAAGTTCAACTTCTGTAACATACCAGGTTGGTGCAAGTGGAACAACTAAGCCAACAGGGGAATGGAGCGCTACTGTTCCAAACGTACCTAATGGTCAGTTCCTTTGGACTAAGACAGTAGTCAAGTATTCTGATGGCAAATCAACAGAAGCCTATTCAGTCTCTTATAAAGGCACAAATGGTTCAAACGGTTCAAATGGTACAAGCGTTACTGTAAGGTCAACATCAGTTACATACCAGGCAGGCACAAGTGGCACTACTCCTCCAACAGGAACATGGAGTTCAACAGTTCCTAGTGTGGCAAATGGTCAGTATCTATGGACAAAGACTGTTGTTGTATATTCAGATGGTAAGTCTACTGAATCATATTCCGTATCTTACAAAGGAACAAACGGAACGAATGGAAAAGATGGCTTAGACGCTATCACAATGGCGATCACTTCAAGCGGTGGAACAATTTTCAAGAATACCGCTATTGCTACAACTTTAACTGCTCATGTATACAAGGGTGGAGTTGAAGTTACAGGGTCAGCTTTATCTGCATTAGGAACCATCAAGTGGTACAAGGATGGTGGAACTACTGCAGTAGCAACAGGGGCAACATATACAATCGGTGCCGGCGATATTACAAACAAGGCAACATTCAGCGCACAGTTAGAAGGATAATCATATGATTAAGGCATCGGCTAGCATGACCCTCGTGAGAGTCAATGATGGCGAGGACGGGCAGGGAATTCGCTCAATCACTCCGGAGTATTATCTGTCTGATTCTTCAACACAAATGCCCGATTCAGACAGTGACGGGTGGAAAAGCGTTCCCGATGACTACATTGACAAGCA